CAGAGTCGGCAGTGGCAGGCTTGGCGACGAAGAATCCCTTAAACGCTCGAATGGCCGCATCCGGCACAGCGTCGGCAGGCAGGCCAGCGATCGTGATTTGATCGGACAGGGACTTAGCGTCCGGCACCCAGAGAGCGAACATGGCGAAGCGCTGATCGGGTGACTGGCATTCGGCAGCGGCTTGCTCCTGTCGCAAAATTTCTTCGGCCAACTCGCGCTGCAGCTGCTCTTCGGTTACCTGATGGTTAAGTGACGGATTGGGTGCAGATTCTGCACCCCGTTCTGTCCCAGGCTGCACCCCGTTCTGTTGTGAGTTGCACCCCGTTGCGTCATCTGCACCCCGTTTTGTACGGGGTGCAGGATTTGCACCCCGCGATAGTTGGAGGTCGTACACGACTGGACGGCGGTCATGACGATCAATGTGCACGGCGGCAATGGCTTGGTTGCCCTTCTGGATCAGGCCGACCTTCTCCAGATCGTCCAGCTTGTAGCGAACGGTGCGTTCGGAAAGGCCGGTGTCTTGAGCCAGGGTCGAGGCCGATGGGAATGCACCAGCGCCGTTCGATCCGGCGTAGTTGGCCAGGCACAGCAATACATGACGTGCGCTTGAGTCTTTCAGGGACTCGGTGGGCAGAGAGAGCGCCCAGGACATTGCTTGAACGCTCACAACGAGTTTCCTTGGAGTTGTTCGGCTAGGGTGGTGATGCCGCGGCGAGTGACCATGACCTGCTCGACGACTTTGAGCTCTTCGCGCTCGGTACCGACCTTCACCAGCTTGTGCTCAAGCAGTCCGGACGACAGGCGCGGTTGAAACGCAGACCAACTGGAGTGACTGGTCCGGCGATAGATCCAGCGGTTGTCGCTAAGCCACTTGAATAGCCGCAGAGGCGCAACACCAAGTTGCTTGGCAGCGCTGGTGATGCACACCGAGGCATGGGTATTAGCGAGTCGATTCAACGCTTCGACCTTCGGCGCCTGCTTCTGGATGACAGCCTGAAGCTGAAGGTTTTGCTCTGCCTGGTCGGCCGCGAGCCTGAGGGCTTCAGGGAGAGTTTGCGGAACCGTGACAACCTGTCGTGACACGTTTTCGAGTTCGCCTAGACGTGTCACGACACGATGGCGAAGCGGAGTGCTGTAGCCTGTGAGCAACGTCATGACCAGGTCGTGACTGAGGAAGTATTCGGTTTGAGCACGGTTACGCTCATCCCGGTAAATGCATCCAAAAGTGGATACATCGATATTCAGTTCGGCAAGGTTGCGCTTGATGTCGCGGATGACGTGGTGATGGTGCTTGCCAGTAAGATCGGCGATCTCACGGCTCGACATGGTGACCGTATTGCTTGGAGCGAAGATCGTGTTCATAATGGCCCCACTGTGTTTTACAAGTTGTTGAAAGAGCCGGGTTGCAGCCCGGCTTTTTTGTGCCTGCGATTCAGGCAGCCTTGAGCGACTCGCGCAGAACCTGAAGCGCATCGATCGCTTCAAGGATTGCTTTCTCGCCTTGGGCTTTTTCGTGCTGGCTGATGTGGTTGTCCGCCGCGGCATCGAAGATCAAGCGGCCTACGTCGCCGCACTCAGCCGACAGGTGACCGAGCGCTACCATCAGCGGCTTGGCAGTAGGTTTCTCGCGAGCAACCAGGTCGAAACCGAACTGATCAGCAAGAGTCGCCAACGGGCGCATGTCACCGGTGTGCAACAAGATCCCGAACAGATGTTCGATGGTCAGATGGTGAGCGTCGTTATCAGGGTTCGAGCGCTGGAGCAGGCTCACATGCGGAACACCCATCTTGGCGCTCAGCGACTTAGCTTCGTTGTCCTTGACCGCGTCGTGGCAGGCCCGCAGGAACTTGTCCATTCGTAAAACCTCATTTCTGTTTCCGTGGTGGCGTTATGCCAACCAGGCGATCATTCGTTCATCAACTGATCACGGATGAGCCCATGACCCTTTTTTCTCTCTGGCCCCGAATTAGGTGCCAGCCCCGCCTGGTCCAATCTCTGCTGTCGCGGCACCTAATAAGGGGCCGGACCATTACCTCGAAGGGAAAATTGAGACCACGTTGTCTGCCTGGGCCCCTTGAGCGCGTTGAGCAGCGAGACGGCTTCGCAAAATGGCGTTATCTGCTGCAAGGCGTGCTGCGCTACGCCGCTCAACCCCGACTACGCGATCTGCCATCTGAAGAATCCGGTCAGCGAGTTGATCCATGCCGATCCCGACCTCATCAGCCCACTGTTCAAGCTGGTCCTTCTCGTCCTGCGTGTACTGCCCTACTTCCGGTATTGCAGGCATTGTTGCCTCCTCCATGGCCTAGTCAGGCTCTGAGCTTTTTGTCGTTGATCTGGGGATTAGCGTTCTGCTCGCGCCTGGCCTGCAGCGCTGATCGAATGAGTTCGCGTGCCAGTGCGCCGGGCTGCATTTTCAGCTCGCGGGCCAGCTCGCCCAGCGCCGGGAATCCCTCAAGCTCGTTGTCGTCGATCAAGGGGAAGTAGCCGTAATCCTCTTTGAATCGCAAAGCAGCCAACGTGAGATCGCGAACCAAGGCGCCCGGTTGAGTCTCCCGCTCCAGCGCTTCCGCCTTGATGGCGTCGTAGGCGTGGTCATTCAGGCGCGACTTCAACTGGTGGGTGTTGCGATGGTTCTTGTTGTCGTAGGCCATGGATTCGCTTCCGCAGTTGAGAGTGACGGGGTTAGGCGGCGGCTTTCTTTGGGTGAGCTTCCGCGAGCAACCAAGACGGCTCGAACGGCTTTCCATTGGCGGCAGCAAGAGCAGCAATTCGCTCGGCATAGCGCGCCTCACCGGTGTATTCGGTGCGCGGCAGGCAGTCAGCGGTAAGCCACTTGTAAACGGCCCGAGGAGACTTTCCGCAGGCCAGGGCAACCATCGGCACGCCGCCAGCGTCATCGATCGATTTCTTTAGCGGCCGCATAAGGCCTCCGAGTCATTTATGAACTTACAGTACATATTATGTCGGAACTGAAAGTACATGCAAGGCCGTGCGATGCTGAACCAATGGTTCAGATAGAAGAAATTCGCGCAGCGTTCGTTGCTCGCCTCAAAAAAGCGTTATCCGCCCACGGCATTGACCAGTGGGGCGCTGGCGCTCGGCTGGCAGAAATAGCAAAAGTCACGCCTAAGGCTTCGAGCAAGTGGCTAAACGGTGAGACCTTGCCAGGGCCTGCCAAGATGAACGCTATTGCGGGCGCGCTTGGTGTAAAAATCGAATGGCTTCAGCATGGTGCCGGTGACGAGCCCAAGTTTTCAAAGCTCGCTGAAGTCGAAAGTGGCGATAGTGAGAGTCACCCCCAATCGGCAGCGGATATCGTCCGGAACATGCTTTCCAAGCAAGGGAAAGGATTGTCCGATGATGCTCGCAGGCGATTACTTGCAGTTGCAGAAGCTGATGATGGCGGCGGTGTCATCGAGGTCGACTACTATCGACCAGGCTTGGCCGGTGATGAGGTGTGGATTGCGCATTACGACGTCCGTGCCGCTATGGGTGGCGGGCAAATTCCACACGATTATCCGGAGATGCTCCAGGATGTGAGGGTAAGCCCGCAACATCTTCGCGAGATGGGAGTTGAATTCAAGGAACACTTCCATCTCAAGATGGTGACAGGGTGGGGTCAGTCAATGGCGCCAACGATCAAACACCGCGACCCGCTCCTCGTTGACATCAGCATCCGTGAGTTCACGGGCGATGGGATCTACATGTTCTCTTGGGAAGGTCACCTCTACATCAAGCGGCTTCAGTGGTTGGGTGACGAGCAGATCACCATGCTCTCGGACAACCCCCGGCACCCACCGCAAACAATCAGGGCTGAAGACACCTACATTCAGGCTCGGGTGCTGCTGGTTTGGAATGCGCACCTGGTCTGATGCCGCATCATTGGCAGGTGGTCTCGCGCAATGCAGGTGTTAACCCGGTTAACTGTTCTCCGGAGAACCATTAGAGGTATGGAGGGGCACCTGATTCTCGGGTCTCCGATCTGGAACGAGGGCTTATGGCATGGCGCACTCACTTCAATACCAGATAGGGGAATCCATTCGCACCATCGAGGCCGAGGTTGGAAAGCTGCTCGACCTGGCAACAACGCTTAAAGAAGTAGGGAGTGAGAGCCTGGCAGTGGATGTCTCGCTCCAAGCTCATAAGCTGCTTCAGGTTGCGATTGCACTGAGAATCGCGATGGCGGACTAAATGCCAGATATCCATGCTGATGAGGATCGGCTGGCTGCGCTGGCGATGAGATGAGGGCGGGAAGGATCGTGCAGGGTGAGGGCTGAGAAGGTTGCGCACCCGAGACAGGTAACTTGCAAGCAAGCGGCGCACTTAACAATCAGAAATATCAGGGACTGAAAATGTTTGAAATCTTAGGAAGCGATGCGTTCCTCGGCCCCCTTCGTGATACTGACGCCGCGGGGGAGAATGCGATATTCCGTGGCAGGATAGCAATAGATGGTGAATCTTCTCGCTGTTATATAAAACCCTTCCCTGCCGAGATCGCTCTCAA